GGCGGAGAGCGGGGCTCCCCTGAGATTCTACCCCTTTCTGGCATCGGGTTCCTCCACTTCAACACTCTCACTCGCCATATCGATACCACCACTCCAACCTCTTCGGACTCAACACGAGCGTGACGTCCGCATCCGCCAACAACCTTTGCACCAACTCCCGCATCACGGGCTTCAGCGCATACAGCTGCTGGTAGGATACGAGCGTCTCCGCGCGCACTTCTTCGGACATATACCGAAGACCGTAGAGATGTTTAGATGTGTACGCAGGCTCGCATGCGCAGTCAACGTCCTCGCGCGCGATTTTATGTCCTGCAAACGTCGTGGGCCAGCCGAAGTCAGCCTCTTTCACCGTACAACCGGTGCGCGCCAACTCACGCATGTACACTTCCGTCGCCATCGGTGAATCAAACGACTCTTGAATCGTATCATCTCCTAGGCAAAAGAAATTCCCCGGATCTGTCAACTTTCCTCGTCGCAACGCCAACACATGGCAGGCGTATTGCCAAATCGAGTTGAACGCCAAGGTGCCTAAACACCCAGACTTCTGGATTCCGGTTACCAATTGTGAGAACTCACAACCGCATTGTGGTTTGAAGACCGCGAGACTGTAAAGCGCCAAAAAACGGTTGGTTAGCAATGTTCGCCATTCATCCGTGACTCCGTAGATCAAACGAGGCAAAACCTCACGAAGGACCTCGACCATCCATTCCTGAACGGTCCAGTCCCAAGCAGATTTGTCGATTGCCATCGGATTCACGAACGAACGTTGGATCAAAACATACCCCCCTCTCTGAGGCGCCCAGCCTCCCTTCGAAGGTACTTCGCGATACTTCGCTGTGAGGCAGTCCAGAAGATGCCCGTAGAGTGCTCGGTCAATGAGTGTGTCAATTAAGCCAACACCCGAAATCAACCGCCAAGCTCCGAGTTTCTTCTTCTTTATCTTGTGAGGCTCCGGTTTCACAAAAAGGTATATTGGATCCGCGAGCGGCTTCTCCAAAAGTTGTCGCAATCGGTTTATCGCCGCAGTCTTCACCATACCCAATCGATCCTCCTGAGCTGCAAAACCATCCCAACCAAACAGCTCTTTATTCGTTCCGTACTGACGTTTGTAAGGCCAACCAGGACTCGCTCGCATCTCGACGTGTTGGCCTATCGTATGCACGTCGAGTTGTTCCAGCCATTCAAAAGGGTCTCGATGCACCACGCGGCTGGCACTGTAGGCATCCTCGATCGCATTGGCTATCCACTCTCTTTCGATCCAGCTGGGTTGCTGGACCGTTCTCCGGGCTTCGGCTTGCTTCGAGGCGTGGTAACTGAGACTTTGGCTGAGTTGTTGGATCCCTGTTTCGGGAGCGACGTACTCGGCAAGGTAATCGCAACAGCCGACTCGTTCAGCGGTGGCGTCAAAGAGAGTTTCAATGTCGTCTGCGAAGAGGTTGATTCTTCTTGGCTTTTCGCGTCGACCAACACAGGCATGACCTGCAAGCCGGCACCCGCCAAGATTTCCCTCGACCCCGCAATCGACAATCCCCCGGCAGACACAACCATCCGCAACATCTGTTGCAAATCCAGATTGTTTTTGGACATTATGTCGTCCAGGAGCTCCACTCGCTGCTTCGCCTTCGCAGCACTCTTCAGCTTCTTCGGTTTCACTTTTGCCTGTTTCACCAAGAGTTCCGCCTCCTTGACTTGGGAGTTCACTTCGGTCAATTGACTGGCTACAGCCATCTTCTCGTCGGTCACTTCCCGCAGCAAGGTTTGCGTCACCATCGTCCCGGGCTCGCTCTTGAGACGCTGGAGTTCGGTTTCCTGGCGTAAATAGAGATTGCGCAATCGCTCCTGGTGCTCTCGCGCCATTCGCATGCACTCGTCCATCACCGCAAGGACTTCCTCCTTCCGACGACTCAATTGTTGTAAGGCTTCGGCTGTCGCGTCGGGTACAACCGCCTGTTCGTTTAAAGAAATCGCTTCCTTCGCAACTACTTTAGCAGCTTCCACCAACACTTCAACGTGTTCCTCAACGTGCTCAAGACTCTTGAATTCATCAGGTGCGTCATAATACGCCGGTTCCGCCGAGCCGACTTGGTATCTAAGAGCTTCCGGCAGGAGTTCCTTTTGAGCAGTCGTGAGACCTTCTGGTTCCATGTCCAGCCGGTGTTGGTAATTGAAAGCATCCGAGGAGTACTCGTCAGCACGCTGTTCGTAATACTGCTTTAATCCTACAGCCTTGGTCTTTTCAGCCCTACGCCGTAAACTTTTCGCAGTTTCCTCCAGCATTTCTGCCTGTTCCCCCTGTTTATACTCACGACCTTCACCAGCCCAACCTTCATCAGCATGGTCAGACTCCCATCTCTCTTGTTTCTCCATCCAGTCGTCAAAGACATCCTCGTCGACCGAGTGAAACTGATAACCGTCATAGATCGAATACGCGGATCTCGCCGGTTCAAACTTCCATCGCGCTCGCTTGTTCGTTCGAAACAACTGCTCGAGCCATTCGGCTGTTTCCTCCTGAGTCTTCAACAAACTCATGAGGTAACTAGCCGAGTAGCCCAAGTTGTCTTGCCCGCCACACAGATGCAGCCCATAAACTAGGTTTCCCACGTAATAGGCCGCACCCGAGCAACCAGCTATCGTCGAACCGGTGTACATGACCTGTCCCCAAATGAAGTCGCGCGTCAACTCCCCAAAGGAAATCTTCGAGCCACTAGAAAAAGTGACGGCCAAAGCCACCGTTGTCCGCGTCGAATCAACGCCTCCAATCCGCGGTGTGGATAGTCCAATTCGCGAAAACTCGGCTTCCGTGAGTCGTAAAGTCACCACATCAGCAGCCGGTGGTAGTACTTTCAACAGTTCCGTGGCTTTCACCACTACTCCTATCGGATTTCCCTCCACCAACGGTTTCCTGGTGAACAACATTTGATCGTAGTCTCGTATCTGGTGTTGCGTAGATACAAGGTGATCTCCGAGCCGAATCGCCGTTCCAACATGCGTCCATACGTCTCCTGAGTAGGAAGCGTACATCATGCACTGGAATTTAGGCATCGTCTCAAATTTCACCGGAGTAAACGGACTTCCAGAACGCACCGATTCTCCGATCCTCTGTCGACTATAAAAGTCTCGTCTTCGACAAGGTTTATCGCACTTACCACAGTCGCAGTCTGGTATTGCGCCAAATTCTTGTTCCAGGTTATTTTTCTCCGGCACCGCGTGTCTGACGATTGTCACCATCTTCCGCGCACGCTTCCATCGAATGAGAACAAGCAAGAGCAACAGCGATGTCATTGCTGCTACCCCCACTAAACCCGTTGACAGGCTCTCTTCGAACGGAGATTTTGAAATGACTCGTTTCAGTGGTTCGAACCACCGCTCTGTACCGTTCTCCACCGTGGGGTGGAAATCGGTTCGCATTCGGTTGTAGTATGTTTCGATGCCGTCCAACTCTCGGTTGCGACGCATAGCCTCCCGCGCATGGTTCTTGGCCTTACCCCACCAAAGTGGAGGCACTTGAACTACTTTTCCGGGCGGCTCCGTGCCGCAAACAAAAATCTTTTGACCTCGAATTCGTACAACTTTGCAAGGAGCAATTGCCCTCTCC